CGCATCCAATCGAACGCACATGCGCCACCGGCGCACGACACCGGGCGGACGTGACAATCCGCCCCACCGGACACGGACCGACATGCGACCACGAGTGCCCGCAGTACAGGCAAACACCAGACGCACGCCACGTGACCGCCGACAACCGCATCATGTTCAACATGCGGACTAGAATAAAAACCACGCACAACGTCAGACCGGCATGCGCAATCATCGGACGAAACCCAGGAAAGGAGCACAAATGCGCGACAAACTCACCGACATCGCATACGGGGCAATCGCCATCACAGCGACCGCCATGCTCGCAATCGCATGGTACTGCGAATACGCGAACACGCCGGTGCACTACACGACGGTACAAACCTTTGACGAAGGCGGCTTCGAACACGACTGCCTCGTCGTAACCTACAAGAAGGACATGGCACTTGACTGCACCAATCCAAACGATTGAAAAACAAGCCCGCGCAATCCAAGAAGAACTCGGACGGCACCTAAAGGCACTACCCGAAGACTTCGACAGTCCAAACACACTGAAAGCAAAAATAGACCTGCGCAGGGCGTATAATGCTGCTACGGACATCGTGGAACTCACGATGAGGCTCAGACTGGAAAGGCTGATATGAACTTTCGTACACGATACAACCACATCCGACTAGTGGAAGGAACAGACCCGAATGCGAACGGTACCGGAATGGGAGGCTCTGAAGGCTCGAATGGAAGCGCAGAACAGGAGCCGACAATCACCCAAACCCAACTCGACGCCATCATCAGCCGAAAGCTCGCCAAGGAACGCGAAAAGCTCGAAGCAGCCCAGAAGGAAGCCGAAGACGCTCGAAAGCTAGCCGAAGAAACCGAAAAACGCGTCAACGAGGCCCGCGAGAAAGGCATCAGCCTTGGCCTGTTGCAGGCGAAACGCAACGCCATCGCCGAACAGTACGGGCTGAGCGCCGAACTGCTGCCGGAAGACGAGACGCGTCTCGACGAATTCGAGAAGCAGCTCGCGGCAAGCATCAACAGCCGCACGCGCGTCACCCCCGTGACCGTCGAACCGACCGCCAAGACACCCGACTGGATGGGAGCCGCACATGCGTGACATCCGAATCCTCAGCATGATGATGCGAGACGAAAACGTTCCAGCGACCCTCTCAATCTTCGACGACGACATACTGGTGACAACACCCATGGAATTGGATGAAACCAAGAAAGACAAGCTGGTAAAACGTTTTGCCGAACGCATCATACAACTGGGACTCTCGATGCACGACTGGAAGGAAAAAGATTGACCGACGAACTGAAGCCGCTCGCCACCGTCGAAGACACCGAAGCGTACCTACGCCACAAAGTGCCAATCGACCTCGTGGACTACGAGGAACGCAAACGCGGAGCCGCATCCAACGTGCTCCGCATGATGTACCGCAACCAAGGCGACGACTTGGACAAGCAGGTCGCGGAAGACCCGCTCACCCGCCAAATGGTCGCGGACATCATCGGCGTCAGCGTCGCACAGGACGTAAACCGCAAGGAATCCATGTCCGACAGCGACACCGACCTGAGCGCGTTCAAAACCTTCACCCAAACGGCGGGCGGCTACAGTTTCACCGGCGAATGGAGAGGCAACACAGACGACGTGTTCTTCACCAGCAACCAACTCAAACAACTAGGCGTCGGACGCGCCACCATAGCAAGGTTCCAACTCTGATGCGCTACGGACTCAAAACACACGAAATCACCATCACCACCAGTGACGGCCAACACGCCGTCAAAGGCATCGTGACCGTGAACACCACGAGCGAAGACACGAGCACCTTCGACAACATGACCGAAGTGAACACGCTCACCATCCACGTCACCACGCCAGACACGCCACCGGAAATCGACGGCGGCGAACTCGAATACGGCGAAAACACCTACCACGTCACCTCCATCAAACCACCCATCGACCCCGAAAACAAGGTCATGTTCAACCCGTTCAAATGGAGCTTCAACGCGAAGCAGGTGCAACACTGATGGCAAGACTCAAAGGCGCCAAAATCATGGTCGCCGCACCAAACCCGGCAACCAACATCGTGATGCAGTCGGCCGGATTCCAACAGGAGTCACGCCGCGTCGCATCACGAATCATGCCGCAGCTGCGAATGGACGCATACAGGGGCAAACCGCCGTCCATGACCACATGTCGCACACTAAGCACATTCAACGGAACACGCCGAGCCGGAACGGAAATCAAATACCATAAGACACCCCATTCCGGCGACACGCTGAAAGGACTCGGACTGTGAGTAAAGACAATGAAATCGTCGACGACATCATCGACGGATTGGCCCAGCGGCTCGACAGGCGCGTATACGACAAGTATCCGACCGTGAAGAACACTAGCCAGTATCCGCTCATCATCGTCACACGTCAGAACGCGTCCGACATCACCCCATACATTCGACACTTGGACATCGCCATCACCGTGGTGACACGCGAACTCTCAAGCGAAGCCGACAACACGCTCAGCGCCGAAATCGGCGACGCCCTGACCAACTGGTACAACCAAAGCCAATGGGATATCATGGGCGCTCCGCTGCTCAACACCACCGACATCCAACCCACCAAAGACGGGCGCACATCCACCGTCTACGCATACCAGTTGGAGTATCTGAGTTGAAAAGCACACAGGAATCCGTCGAAGACCTCATGGAAATACTTTCACCGGCCGCCAAAGACATCATCACCGACGAACAAGTCAAGCAAGCCCAAGCCGCCGCAGCCAGCGGCGACAATCGTCTGGCCGGGCAAGTCTTGGGAGACATCTGGAAGCAGGTCGCCGAAAAAGCCGCAGGATTGGGACTAGAACGGCTCGACTCCGACGCTTTCGGCAAGAAAATAGGCTGGCTCACAGGCCAACAGCATTCCGAGAAAACAGTCAGGGACTTCCTTGCGAAATACAAGCGCGAACTAGCCATCCAGCCGATGCAGGAGGCGACCAACAACCTGTTCGCCATCGATTCGACAACCGAAGTCGTACGCGAATCAGTGGGCGCAACATGCCAATGGTGCCTCAACCTGTGCGGAATATGGCATCCATACGATGCGAACCATTACGGAGTCTGGGCGCGACACGCCGGATGCGACTGCAAAATCTACGTAAGGAACAACCTCACATGACGACCCCGACCATCAGCAACACCGGCCGCCACGAAAGCTCGACGCGCCGCACCACGGCGAAAACCGAAATGATACGATTATATCGACAGCAACAACGACAAATGGCCGAACAGTAAAGGAGAATTCATGGCAGGGAAAACTGAAGAAGCCCTCTCAAGCCGCATGGAACAGGTCAACAGACTCATCGACAAAGCCTACTCAGACATGGAAGAGTACGCCCAAAAAGCCGAAACGTCGGACGATGACCGCGAATACAACATGAGCATGGCCGCCAACGCGCAAAGAAACTACGTCAGCTTCATGCAACTGCTCATGACCATGACCAAAAATTTCGACGAAGCAGTGAAAGTAGACTCGCACAAAAGCAAGACCACCGCCACAAAAGCACCGAAAACCACCCTCCAGAAACTCGTAGCGAAGGAAACGAAACGCTCATGACACTCACCATCGTGGACGAACAGACAATCTCATTCCCATGGGTCGAACTCGTCAAGAACGCATACGCCATGCGCGTGCGCGTCACCAACTTCAGTGCGGTCGGCAAACGCAGCTTCACCCGCATCCTCTCCAAAGCTGTCGGCGGCGCCAACTCCTACTTCCTCATGCAGGACGGCGACCCGCTCAGCACCGACTACCTCCCCTCCGAAGACCTGCAATTAGACAAGGTGGCCGCAGTCGGCTTGGATGGTCGCTGCTATGACGAGAACGCCGAAGAAATCAACGAAAACCTCCGATGCCTCACCCTCAGCCACGCGCCGGTAACCGACCAAGCCGTACTGTTGGCGCAGCGTGCCATGATCATCGAAGCCCTCATCTCCAAAAACCTCGAACACCTCATGCTCCCCGAGCCGGTCGTGGTCGGCACCTCCCCGGACGTGGTAATCAAAACCGACCCGAGCAAAAGTGCGTCAGATTGGACAAAATTCGACGCCAACGACGACCACGACACCATCGTTCGGCCGGAAGTTAAACGACTCAGCCAATGGGATAACGGACAACTCAAAACCCTCCTGCAAAACACGGTGCTGAGCTTCCAGATGGAAACCGGACTCCCCCCGCAGGACGCGCAGATTCTCGACACGCTCGGAGCGTCTACCCAATCATTGGTGTCGAACCGTGAAACCTTCGTCAGCCGAATCTACATCATCAAACAGGATTTGAACGCCGTGTTCGAACCATTGGGCATCGCATTGGACTACGAGCTCACGTTCCCGCAGACCGCGCAGGACATCGCATCCATCGGCGACGCCTATGGCAAGGGCGCCGACGCAGACATCCTCAAGAAATATCAGGTGGTATGACATGCTGGTAAAGAACCCAAACTGGAGGGCGAACGTCCGCCCCACATCCGACGTGGCAATCATGGCCGCAGAATACGTGAACTGGGGTCGCGGAAACTCAATACTCCCATTTCAGGTCGAGTTCCTCAACAACGCCTTCCAACGCAAGAAGGACGGCACTTGGAAGTACAAGCGTGTCGCGTTGAACATGCCGCGTCAGAACGGCAAGACGAAAATCCTCACCGCCCCAATCCTCTACTATCTGTTCGTGCTCGGACTGAACGTGCTCGTCACCGCGCACGAACAGATTGCCGCCAACAAAATCATGGAGGATTTGAAGGACGCCATCGATTCCAACCCCGAACTGAAAGCCGAAGTCACGCATTTCAGCACCACCATGGGCCGCGAGCGCCTACAGTTGAGGAACGGCGCGTTCGTCCGGTTCCGTTCCCGTAAGAGCGCTTCCGCAGGCATGGGCGGCACGTTCGATTTGGTCATCTTCGACGAGGCTCAGGAACTCCGCTCCGAATACGAGGCGATGATTAGCAAGACGTTGAAGACGCGCCGCATGGCGATGATAATCTACACGGGTACGCCGTTCCTCCCCTCGTCCATCGGCGACACGTTCAACGTGTTTTTGGACAATGCGGAAGACGACGACATGGCGTACGCGGTGCGTTACGGCATCGACGACGAGACGGCGGACATCGAGGATGAACAGTTGTGGGCGCTCACTAACCCTCTCTACCCGGATGTGATTCCACGCGAAGCGTTCCTCACCGACGTGGCGATAGCCAAACAGGGTGGCGCGGACGGTCTCATCGACTTCCGCATCCAAGACTTGGGCCTATGGTGGGCGGATAGCATTCCCCCGGCAATCCCGATGGACTTGTGGGATAGCGCCTACTCCGACCTGCAACATGACCGAGACACGCTCGTCTACGCGCTCACCTTCGACCCGGCGACAAGCATGCTCGCCTTGTCCGTCGCCGCCAACACCGAAGAGGTGACGGTCGGCTCGCACCATTACGACAAGTGGGCGTATATCATCGGCGAAATCGTGGACGAACGCCCCACCGCCGAATCATGGCAGTGGGTCGCGGACGAGCTGAAGACCCGCCCACGCAAGACCACGCTCATCTTGGATGCCGGAGGATTGAACAATCCGATAAGGGACATGCTGCCACGCGGATTGAACGTCATCCAATTGACCGGCACCGAATTCCTCGCCTCCCAGCAAGGGTTCCTCGACCTGTTGAACGAAGGCCGTTTCAAGCATACGAACAACCCGCAGCTGACCGCCGAAGTGCAGAACGCGCAGAAGCTCAAATCCGGTTCGGACGACCAATGGAAGTTCGCGCCGATTCGCAAGACCGAAACCACGGCGGGCTTGAAGGGTGTCAGCATCGCCGCATGGTATCGTGGCGTCAACCGTCCGAAGGAACGTCAGGTCAGGGAGGTGATTGCCTGATGGGCAAGGATACGGGACTCTACCATCGCAATCGCACCATCCTCCGCGAGCGCACCAAACGCACTGGGGCACCATGCTATTATTGCGGCGCGCCGTTCTATTGGGGCCGCAACACGGCACACCCATTATCCTTCACGGCTGACCATGTGATACCGCGTGCGGCCGGTGGCAGCGACAGGATGGACAATCTCGTCCCGGCCCACATGCAGTGCAACCGAGCCAAATCAGACCACATAGCAAGTCCGGCGACACGCCGGACACGAACCGCGACGAGAAGGTGGTAGAATAAATACCGTTACGCAATAATGTGTGACTCCTCTCTTGGTAGTGTTGACTAACACCCCGTTTGACGAAAGTCAGGCGGGGTGTTATGCTATATCTTGGAAATGGTTGGTCAGACAAGCAGCGGTTTTTTATCCGCCGTGCCAGACCGACCGTCTCCCCAAAACGAACCGACTGGAACCGTCCAGCACAGTCACTAAACAATGCAAGGGCATACCCACGGGCGACCGTGGGGTCGAGGCGCACACAGCCGGAAACAATCGTGGTAGAGGCCGAGTCGGGGCCGCAATGCAGAAGGCCGACAACATCCACCTCAACTACGAAAGGCAATCATGTCTCTAGCGACAATCGAACTGAAGCCCGGCTTCGTTGACCGCAAGCTGATTTCCGAACAGCCAGCGGCCGGAGCGCTCGCCAAGATTTCCAACAGCACTCCAATCGACCTCATCGGCACGCAGATGCAGACCATCGACTTCTCCGGCGAAATGGGCATCTTCGGCGAAGGTGCCACCGGCGCGACCGAAGCCGAAAAGAAGAAGTCTTCCAACGACGCCACCAACGGTGTTGTGACCATCAACCCCATCACCTTCTACATCTCGTACCGCTTCCCGAAGAAGTTCCTCAAGCTGTTCGGCGTTGACGGCGCCTATAATCCGACCGACGCCACTTTCCGTGCCGGTTCCCCGCAGACCATGCTTCAGAGCATCCTCGCGCAGCCGTATCAGGCCGGAATCCTCGACCAGTACCGAACTTATGTGAACCGCGCAATCAGCCGCGCCCTCGACTTCGCCGCCATCTTCGGCATCAACCCGGCCACCAAGACCGCATCCACCGTCGCCCGCACCAACGGCTACGCGCTCGAACATGCCGGAGAAATCAACTACACGCCGGGCACCGGTGCCGAAGCGGCCACCGCATTCAAGCAGGCCGTCCGTCAGGTCGCCGCACAGGGCGACGCATCCGCACAGGGCGTCACCACCTCCGCCTACCTTTCCGCAATCGGCGACGGCCTCACCACCGGCGGCTCTCCGACCCAGTACGCCTCGGATGTTCCGCTTATCGGCAACATGGTCAACCTTGGCGGCGTCACCCTCGCAGCCTCCAACACCGTGTCCGACACCGCCGCAGTCACCGGCTCCGGCCAGCTGACCGACAAGACGCTCGATGCGGTCATCGGCGACTACGCCAACCGTTTCGTCTGGGGTGCCGTCCCGCTATCCGGCATCGAAGTGTTCGACTCCGGCAACCCGGACAACTCCGCCGAAGGCGATTTGGGTGCAGTCAACAAGGTGATGCTCCGCACCGAAGTCGCAATCGGCTGGGGCTTCATCGGCGGAACCGACAAGTTCTACGCCGTCACCCACGACACCATTTGACCTCACGCATGGGCGGCGGCGACGCCGCCCATCCCTTGTTTTAAACGCCAACAACGAAAGGAATTAAGATGGGCGCAAAGCAGTCTTCCGCAAACGTGACATTCTCCAAGCCAGGCACCAGTACCAACAAGTCCGGCTATATTTGGGCCGCCCCACTGGGCACCACAATCCCCACCGACGCCACCACCGAACTTAACCCGGCGTTCGTCGGCCTCGGCTACCTGTCTGAAGACGGTCTGACCGAACCGGCATCGTTCGAACAGGGCGATGACATTGTGGCCGCAGGCGGCGATACCGTCGCACAGGCCGACCCGACCTTCTCCAAGAAGTGGACGGGTACTTGCATCGAAGCCCTGAACGAAGACCTGCTCAAGGTCGCATACGGCTCCAACAACGTGACCGTCACCAACGCCACCGATGCCAAGGATGGCGTCATCACTGTTAAGGAGCAGGCAGGCGACCTTGAACATCACGTCATCGTCATTGATGAAATGCTGAAGGGTGGCCGTAAGCGCCGCAACGTGATGGCCGACGCCACGTTCCTCATCACCGGCGACATCACCCACGTGCATACGGCTCTCGTGAACTTCGACTTCACCATCAACGCCTATCCGACCGCGACCCACCCCGCTCAGACCCAGTACATCACCATCCCAAAAGAGTAACGGGGCAGACAGGTATCGAAATCACCGGCATTAACGGTCACGAAGCCCCCGCGACCATTAATGTCGGTGAAAACGTGCAACTGAAAATCAAGGCGGTGTACTGATGGTTCAATGGTCAGCAAGCAACGATAATGCGACCGTAGACCGGAATGGTATGGTGACGGGCCGCAAAGCCGGTTCCGTCACCATCACCGCCAAGGAAAACGGGTTCACCACGAGTCACACGATGACCGTCATTGCCCCTGTTGGCGGCGATACCACGAACATTGCAGGCAAGGCCATTGTCGGAAAGGCGGTCCTATAATGGCTTATTAGTAAGCAGAATTGGGCGGATGGTCAGACGATTACCGCCACCAACTGAATGCGATGGACGATGCCATCTTCGATGCGTCGGCAAGCATTCCACCCGTCAAATACGACGGCAATATTCTCCGAGACATGTCAAACAAGCCTCTCAAAGTGACCATGAGCGGCAAGGGAACGTTCCCCAAGAAGCTGTTCGTTTCCGGTCAGAATCTCGTGAAGACGCCCACTTCCGGCTCCAAAACCGTTAAGGGACTCACCTGCGAGTTCACGCCGAACGGCCTGAACATCCACGGAACCGCAGAGGAGAGCATCGGCGCACTGGTTGAATTGGCTCCGCTTCTCGTGGGCAACAAAATCTGCCTCCCAGACGGGTTCTACCTCCGCATTAACAAGAAGCTCCCCGCCAATCGCAGTATCGCTGTTTGGGATGACGCATACGTGACGGCCCACTCAGGCCCGACTGGGGGAATCAATATTGGCGCCACCGGCGGTTTGACGCACGTCACACTATGGGTCAACGGCGCCGGTGCCGTGGATGTCGGGGTAACATCTCAAACCCGCACCCCACATGCCACCCCAATTGACCGGCATGTGGGGTATCCTTATATAGAAAGACAACGAAAGGAAACCCCATGGCAAAACGCAAGCCCACCATCACCATCGAAGACTTCAAGGACGAATGGGCCGACGCCTACGCGAAACTCCTGCGCAATCGCAAATTCCAGCAGGCCATCCACAACGACAGCATGGAAGACAGCCTGGAAACCCTGTGGCTCATCGACAAGCTCATGCAGGCCATTCTGACCGAAACCAAGTACGAGCAGCTTATGGCTGCGGTCGACGACGACATCATCGACGCATGGGAATACCTGTCGGGAAAATTGCCGACAATTACGGAATCACAGTCGAAAGACTAACCTATGCGATAAACCCGAACAAGTGGGACAACCAAATCTTGGCTGATTTCGCGAGCCAATACGGCAGTCCGCGACAGTATTCCATATTGGAGCGGGCGAAACTCATAGGCACGTTCGGCGCGGTCTCACGACTGCTCGACATCATCCAACAGTCAACGCTCGCCCCCTACTCCGGCAAGGGACGGAAACCGAAAAGCGTGTTGCCGGAAAACCGGAAGAACACCAAGAAGGAGGATGATTACGAACTCGACTCGATGAACACCGAAGACATCAACAAGGCGTTGGGTCTTCACCGAAAGGAACAATAGATGGCAAAGGGCAGCATCGCGACCGCATGGATTCAGGTTCTCCCATCGTTGGAAGGCTTGCACTCCGCGCTTGTCAAGGCAAGCAAGGGCGCGGTGCTCACCCCCGCCGTCCAGCCCAAACTGGCATCCGGCACAAGCCGACTCTTCTCTTCGCACGGTTTGGGCATGTCCAGACTGTTTTCCGGCTCGTTCAACAAGAGCCTTAACCTGCAAGGCGGCGTGAAGGGCGCGCTCAACAGCGTGTCCGCCTCCTTCGGTTCCACTGGCCGCCGTTCGGCCGACGCTTTCGGCAACGGCTTCGCAACCCTCGACCTCGGCAAGTATCTGAACGCCGCCGCAGCCATCGCGGCTGTCGCATCGGTTGGTACGGCCGTCAAGGGCGTGACCTCCAACATCATCGAAATGGGCAATCAGTGGGGTCAGACCACCGCCATGCTGAAAAACGCGGTTGGCGACGCCGGGGATTATAAAGGCTCGCTCGAAACGTCGTTGAAATACGCGAACAAGGTCGGTGTCGCCACTGACGACTTCATCCAGTCCGCCGCACGTCTGCGCACGCTCGCACCGGAAGTCGTATCCAATTACGGTGACGCTGCGAAATTCACCAAGCTGCTCGACATGAACATGATTAGCACGGGCGCATCCACGCAGGAAGCGTCCAGTGCCATGCGGCAGATTACCCAAGCATTGGGCAAGGGCATCGTCAACGGCGACGAGTTGAATTCCATCATGGAGAATTCGCCGCAAATCGCACGAATGCTCGCCAAGCATCTCAACGTGTCCGTGGGTGAACTGAAGCAGTTGGGCAAGGAAGGCAAAATCAGCGGCCAAGCCCTCTACGATACTGTGTTGGAGAATGCGGACGCCATCGAACAGCAGTTCGCCTCCATGCCCGTCACGGCAGACCGCGCATGGAACAGCATCAAGAACACGATTGACGCAAGGTCGGCGGAAGCAGCCACCGCATTGTCCGCCAACCTCGGCAAGACGTTGACCGCCATCTCCAATTCGGGCATGGCGGACACGTTCGGCGAAATGCTCGCAGGGTTCGTGCCATTGTCGAACGCTGCCTCGGCGTTGGCTTCCACGTTCTTCAACCAGCTTGCTCCAGCCGTCAACAAGGCGTTCGACGCGCAGCAGGTAGAACGGTTCCTCAGCCCGTTGACGAATCTCATCAGCCTGAACTCGCAGAACGCCAACCTCCTATCCTCCGTGGCCGATATGCTGAACACGGTGGGCGTCGTCGGCACTGCCGCATTCTCCCTTTTGGTTGCCACGAACGACCGGTTCGCATCCCGCATCCCACTCATCGGCAGCGCGCTTGTCGGCGTGAAGACCACGCTCATCAAGCTTGGTTCAGGCTTCACCGGCGTGTTCGGAGCTGCCGTGTCCGCGTCGTCCGCAGTCACCGACAAGCTCGCGTCCATGGCCGACGCGATGGCGAAAACATTGTCCGAATCGACGAAGACTCAGAACGCGCTAGGCAAGTTCAACGTCGCGTTCGAAGACTTGGAAACGTACGCGTTCAGCTTCGGTGAGAAGGGTGCGGAAGGCTTCGACCTTGTCCAGCAGGCCGCGACGAATCTGCGCAACGGCGTGGGCCAGGCGTCCGACAATGTGAAGCTGCTCCAAACCGGTTTGAATGCGATGGGAGCCGACGCGGAAACGCTTCCCGAAGCGTTCATCAAAGCGTTTGAAACCCTCAACACCGAAGTGGATGCCGCCGCCAAGAAGAAGGCCCCGTCCCTCATCCAAGCGTTCCGTGACATTCGCGAAGCCGCCGACACCATCGTCGTGGACTCCGGCGTCTACCGTTCGTTGGATACGGCCGGGCAAAGCGCCGACATCTACCGTGACAAGCTTGTGCAGGTTGGACGCGAGTTCAAGGAGCTGACCGGCTTCAGGATTCCCGACGTGTTCCTTCCCTTGGTCGGGTCCGCCGTGTCCGCGTCCGACAGCATCAAGCAGACGTTCGGCAACCTGAAGACCGGATTGTCCAATTATGCGGCGAACACGGCGCAGCAGTGGGCGCCGGTCAAGGAGATTTTCGTCGAAGTCTTCTCGCACGCCGCCGCATCCGTCAAAACGAAGATGGAAGTCATGCGCGCCGACATAGAGTCCGGCGTGCTCTCCATGGTCGAGAATGTGCGAGGCAAGGCGTCCGAATTCAAGGTGGCGTTCAGTGAAATGTTGGACGAGACCGGAATCCGCGACACCGTGTCGAAGTTTGGGGCTGTGGTCGGCAATGGGCTTTCCACTGTCAAGGGCACGCTCAAGTCGTTCGGTTCCGAAGCGGCGTCCGTATTGTCCGAACCGTTCGACGGTCTTGCCGAAAAGGTTTTCGGCTCGTTCAAGGGGCGGAATCCGTTCGCTCCGTTGACTTCCGCCGCGAAGACTCTTGGCACCGGATTGTCCGCTACGGTCGGTGGCGCCGTGTCGCGTCTTATCGGACGGTTCAGTCCGCTGGCGTCCGCTGGTAAGACCGCGTTCGCCGCCATCGGCTCCGCAGCGTTGAAGGTGTCTTCCGGCGCGTTGAAGGGCTTCGGCACGGCCTTGAGAGGCGTCGGCACGGCAATCAGCGGGATTGGCGGCGTCGCGTCCCGACTGGGCGTGACCGGCGCGATATTCACCGGGCTGACGGCCGGATTCCAGACGCTGTTCAAGCTTGACCCGTCCCAGATGGCAGGCAAGTTCGATGAATGGCAGAAGAGCCTCGACAACGCGCTTACCGGTGTCCAGACGAAGCTGCCTGCAATGGCGGGCGCGTTCGCAGCCGCCCTTCCGCAGATGGTTGCGAGCGTCACGGCCGCGCTGCCGGGTATCGCCAACGCGTTCATGAGCGTTGGTCAGACGCTCGCGCCCGCGTTGATGACGATGCTGCCGCAAATCACGCAAGCGTTCTCCGGCATGTTCGCCCAACTGCCTGGCCTCATCGCCACGTATGGGCAGCCTATGCTGGAAGCGTTCGGCACGCTGTTCGGCACGCTAGCCGGGCGGATTCCGTCGCTCATGACCTCCCTCGGGGAGGCGCTGGTGGCTGGCGTTCAGACCGTGTTCAGCGCCATCGGCTCCAATAGCGCGGCCATCGCCGGGTTCATCAGCGAATTCGGCGCATCCTTGGCTTCCGGCCTTCAAACGTTGGGCACCACCATCGTGGCCGCGCTTCCCTCCATCGGACAAAGCATTGCCTCCGCTTTGCCGACGCTGATTCCCGCGTTGATATCCGCCCTCACGAGCGTGATAACGTCGCTTGCTTCCGCACTTCCGGGCATCGCCGTCGCTATCATCAACCAGTTGCCTGCAATCATCGGCGGATTGGCGACCGGTATCGTCAACGGTTTGCCTACGTTGTTGAACGCCTTCGTCAGCGTGGTGTCCAACATCGCCTCGAACTTCCCGAGCATTTTCATGGCCGTTGTGGGTGCGATTCCCGGGATTATCGGGAACATCGCCCGACCGTTCGCCGGGTTGGCAGGTCAGATACTCGGCTTTGTCAAGAACATTCCCAGCAACATCATCGGACTGTTCGCCGATGCTGGCTCGTGGCTGGTTAATTCCGGCGCCGCGTTGATGAATGGTTTCAAGCAGGGTATCCTCAACGCGGTCGAAGGCGTGAAAGGGGCGGTCAGCGGCGCGTTGCAGAAGGTGCGAGACTTCTTCCCGTTCTCTCCTGCGAAGGTCGGCCCGTTCTCCGGTTCAGGCTACACGAGCGTGTCGGGTGAGCATCTGATGCGCGACTTCGGTGAAGCAATCGGCGCCCAAGGCTCGTTCGTGCGCGGTCAGGTCGATGATGTGCTCGGCTCCTTGGATTTCGACAGGATTGATGCGACCAATCTTGGCATGGTGTCTTCTCCTCGGCTTAAAGACTATACTGGAATGCTGTCGGCGGCACAGCCCACCGGCGGCGTCCACATCGACAATGTGGTCGCAAGCCCGTTGAGCGACGTGGAACTCGTTGCCCGCCGATTCGGATACGCTTTGAACAATGAGATGATTGGAAGTGTCAGACCTTGAGCACGATAACCGTCACTGTTGGTGACATCACGCTTTACGGCGACGCCGGACACGAGTTCACGCTGGTGTCTATGAGCGGTTTCGATGATTTGCCGTCAGCCAAGACCGAGCAGGACGCTTGGGCAAGGGCCGACGGCAACGCCGTTCCCGGCACGACGTATTATGATGGGCGCACCATCACCGTCAACGGATACTATTCGACCGATACGGTCGAAGCCACGGACGTGATGATGCGCCGTCTCCGAGGCATGGCCGGACGTTTGGTGCCTGTCATCGTGCGGAAGGGCGCCGGTGAAGCGTTGTCGTGCGATGCGGAACTCAGGTCGTTGACCGTGGACGAATACAGGTATCGCGGTAAGGCCGCGTTCCAGATTGGATTGCTCGCACCATCCCCATACCTGTATGGGCCGCTGCTTTCGCAGACGGTCGGCGTGCCGACGGACGGTGGAGGCATCACCGACCCGCTGCTCGACCCGCTGACGGAAGGTGAGGTCGGCAATCCGGGACGTGTCGCCATCACCGGAAGCGGTTTCGCGCCGACGCATCTCGTCGTGAAAATCAGAGGCGGAGTGTCCGAAGGCGTGCGCATCCACTGCGTCGAAACCGGTGAAGCGGTCGAATTCCACCGTCAAATCAACCCGGATGAGACGATGGTGTTCGATTTCGACAATGAGCGTGTGCTGTTCCAGAACCAGTCTGATTTGAGCATGTTTCTCACCGAAGAGAACTGGTTCCGTCCTATGGGTGGTGCGACGATACAGTTCACGCCGTTGGGCGTGCAGTCGGGTGAACCGTCGATGACGGTCGAATGGAAGGAGGCTTGGCGGTGAAAATCTATCTCGCAGACCTGTTGACCGGACGCCGCATCATTCCCCTGCCGCACACGTCGGCCGAATGGGAGATGAGGTTGAACGACACGGATTCGCTTACCGTCAAAGTGCCCATCTACGCTTCGTCCGATGATACGCGCATCCAGTACATCGCGAACGATGCGCGACTGTTGGATTTGAGGAACACCGCCGCCATCGGCAAGACCGTCATGGTCGCCGAAGATGACGGGCTGACGGTCGGCGGAGTGCTCATGCGTCGGGACTATGACGCCGATTCGGGCATCCTCACCTTGGTGGCGTCAGGCATGTGGACGTATTTTGACCATAGGACGATTCTTCCGGCGAAGGCGATGGGCAAGAGCCTCGTCAAGTCGGACGGTTCGCCTGACCCTCAATACGACACGTCGTACAGGAACGTCACATGGAACACGGTCGCACGCAATCTTGTCGAACAGGCGATGAGCTGGCCCCACAGCAGTATACCGGTCGTGTTGGAGGCTGCGGAGGTCGGCAAGTCCGAAGCGAACTATCAGGCGGTTGATTTGAGTTACGTCGGCGAAGTGTTGACGAACATCACGAACTATCAGAACGGTTGCGACATCGGATTCTTCCCGACGCGCACGGCTGACGGCTTGGGGTACGAGTGGCATATGAAGACAGGCCATCCGCTGCTTGGCGGAGAAACCCACTATTTCAGCGCTTCCGCCTTGCAGCCGGGCATCGCGTCATTGTCCGCGACGGATGATGGAGACAAGCTTGCCTCATTGCAATGGTTCACGTCCGGCAAGTCGGATGATAAGACGCTTGTCGTATCGGCTTATACGGACATTCTGGAGAAGGCCGGTGCGCCTGTTTGGGAGAGCGTGGATTCCAGTCATTCGACCGTGAAGCTGCGGAACACGTTGCAGGCGTATGCGAACGAGGCCGCAGCCGTCTACTGGCAGCCGGTATCGTCCACTGAGGCGAAAGTGCATCGCGGATACCTGCATTCCGTGAATCAGACGCTCGCCAACTATACGGTCGGCGATTATATCAGGTTCACGACGAAGGGCGACTGGTATTATGTGGACGGCGCGCATACGCGGCGCATTACCGGCATCAAAGCCGATGAGAGTTCGAATTGGATTACGTTCACCCTTGGTGACGTGTTCGACGGTGTGAAAGTGACGGTGGAATAATGGAAATCGTAGTGCATCAGGGTGAGTCGGCTGACGGCACGTCATTAACAGAGGATGACATGGACGCCATCGACGTAAAGAACCCAGCCCAAGCGACCAACAAGCTCGTGTCCACGTTGAACGAGTATGGTCGGCGTCTACGCGAATTGGAGAAGCCGTCCGGCTCGCAGTTGACACAGGCGATTCAGAAGGTGTTGGACATCAGCAAGAACATCGACCAGACGGTGACCGCATCCATCAACAGGAACTCGTATGACCGTGCGACCATCGATGCGAAATGCAATGCGTGGAATTGGGGTGTATTGTCTCCGGGCCGTGGCGGCACGAATACGACAAACGCCTATAACAACGTGTTCTCCGCAGGCTCGTGGCGTGCGGTATGGGTGTTGTCGGACGGCACGATGGGCACGGCGCAGTCCAGTCGCAAGGTGAAGCAGGATTTCATGATGCCGGATGTCACGTTGGAGCAGATGCGTGCCGTGGATTGGACGCTTTACCGTTACATCGACGACGTGAACCTGAACGGCGACAGCGCGAACTTGCATCTGGGCATGATTGCCGAAGATTTGGACGATAACGGCTTGGGTCTGTTCGTCGAGTATAATGATGATTACGAGCCGTGCGGCATCAATTATCCGATGCTGGGCGTGTGGGCGATACATGAAGCCCATATCGCCCATGACCGCATCGACCGGCTTGAGGAACGTTTGAAAGCGTTGGAAGGAAAGATTAATAATGACATTGAGGAATAGTCTGTTCGCGGTGTCCGGCAAGGCTTCGTTCATGGATGCGCGCCGTGACATGAGCGGCCTGTTCGTCTGCGATAAGACCACGATGATGCCGATCGCTGGCATTCTCGACCGTTCGCAAGACAATCTCGTGACGGGCAACAGTGGTTCCATGAGTGTGACGGTGCATCCGTTCAACGCGGTATTGAACCGTTATGGCGCGCTGCTTATCCAGAACGATGGAGATGTGAAAGTGCCGTTGGCTGCTTCTCCGTCCGCGAATTCACGCATCGACGTTGTGTATGTGAAGCAGAACGAGGCGCGTTCGCCGATGTCCGACAGTTCGGATGTTCTGGAGTTCGGCGTGGCGAAGGGCACGGCCGCTGCTACGCCTGTGGCGCCAAAAGTTCCTGCTGGTGCTTTAGCTTTGGCGCAGGTGCTGCTTCCGGCTGGTGTGTCTAACACGGCGGCGGCGGGCGTAGTCATCACGCAGACGTATATCGGCGCCGCAATGAAGGGTGATATGCTTCGGGTGCAGACTTCAGCCCAGCGCGACGCCATGACCATGGTATCGGAAGGCACGCTGCTGCATAACGTGGCCGATGATTGCGATTATGTCAGGACTCCAAGCGGCAAGTGGGCCAAAACACGGGATACCCTTAAACTGAAACCGCCGTTCACCAAAGATATGTGGTGGCTTGCACGTGATTGGGATACGGTCATCGTATCAGGCAGCGTGAAATACAGCGCTTCAGACCAGAATAATCATTTCACTGCGAACGAAGTCGTCCCAGTAGGATGGCGACCATATGGGCTTACTTCCAGCTCCTCCTATGGTGTCGTGGACGCCACAAACGCCAACTGGTGCAATTTCGTCCAACCGGACGGAAAAATCATCATGCTCGGCAACACTAACGGCGTGTACTCCGGCGTGACCGGAGGATGGCAGTGCAGGGAGTGGAGAGCCTAGCCGAATGGGGACTGACATCATCGTCGCCCTAGTGACCGGATTATGCGCCATCGTGGTCGCAGCGGTCACTTGGGTGCAAAACAGACGCGGCGACCTGAGCGAAGCCTACAGGCGGCTTTCGGAAGCCCAATTGAACATGCAGCAGGAAATCGACCGTCAGGACGAGAAGCTTGCCGAGTTCATTCGGGAACGCGACGAACTCCGCTTTCAGGCCGATTTGAGAACCTCGTATATCCGTGCGATGGGGCATTGGCTGAACGAACTCTGCAAGGTTCTCGACCCGGCGTTTCTGGAACAGTATCCGAAGCCGAAGCTTCCCGACGCGCTGCGTAGTACAATAGAACCGTTGGCAGACGCCAACAGTAAGGAGTAGTGAATATTGTTTACCAAAGATTTTTGGGTTGACACGTTTGAGCGTGCAATCCGCACCGCATGTCAGGCGGCATTGTCGGCTGGCGTGGTCGGTGGCGTCGGACTGTTCGAAGTGGATTGGCTGAATGTTTGCGGCATCGCACTTGTTGCGGCCATCGCAAGCGTGCTGACGAGCGTCGCTTCGAGCGGCAAGACCGATTCAATCAGTCCGGCTTCCTTCGCAATGGTAGACAGGGCGAAGGTGCGTGGCAAGCATGTCAAGAATATGGAGGTTTCAGAATGAGGATTGTTGACATCAGCAATTGGAAGTCCGACGTTGACGTTTCCAAGATTGACGCCGATGGCGTGGTGGTCCAGTGCACTTGGGGCGCAGGCGAATGTTCGAACGACTATGGTCTGGTGAATTCCGTGTGGATTGGCGCGGATGCGAAGATTCAGGCGGCAGCGGCCCGTGGTCTTGCGGTCGGATACATGCATTATATCCGTGGTGTGGGCGCTTCGGCGGAAGCGTGTTTCTTCGCCGAACACACCAAGGGGTATGTTGGCAAGTTCGTGCCAGCCGTTGACTGGGAGGCGGATGATAATGCCGCTTGGGGTAATCGAGCCTATCTTGATGAATTCCTCTACCAGTATATCCGTCTGACCGGCGTGAAGCCGCTCGTGTATGCTTCGCGTTCCGAAATCCCGTTCATCAATGATATTTGCGCCAAGCATGATTGCGGTATTTGGGAGGCGTGCTATGCGTCCATGGATGCTGTCGGCTGGCAGGATGCCGGTTCGATTTGGTCGTATGTGGCGTATCCGATGCGACAGTACACTTCGAACGGTCATATCGGCGGCTATGCCGGTGGTCTTGATTTGAACTATTTCGCTGGTGACAGGACCGCTTGGGACAAGTATGCCGGTGTTGGGGCGAACACTCCTGTGAACCCGGTTCCGGCTCCGGACGTGGTCCCCACCACGTATGAGGTGGTTGTCGATGCGTTGAACGTGCGTACCGAACCGTCGTTGAAGGGGGAGGTTGTGGCCTGTTATGGTCGCGGCGGCAAGGTCGTGCTGGATGGTTGGGGCGTTTATGCTGACGGCTTCCTGTGGGGTCGTTATGTGGGCGCTTCTTCGGGCCAGCTGAGGTATATCGCAATCGGCACCGAGTCTGGCAGCGAATGGTATTTGACAATGTGCCGTTAGTCTGATATGATAAAGACTGTTGGGAGTTGTTCCAACGGTCCTCCTTTGTTTTCTCCCCAGCCCCCGCACGGTGACTCATGCGGGGGCTTTCTCTTTAATCATCGAACAGTGCGCATATCATGTCGACTACGATGGCCATAACCACGTATGCGATGAAGACGCGCGTGTTCCACGCGTTGTCTACCCACATGATGATTGCGACGAGCCCAAGCAGGATGATGGTGCAGCCAATGAGTTTCAGGGTTTCCATATCAGAATTCCTTTCCTTGACACCCTAAGTTGAACTTAGACCGTCCGTCCCTTCCTTAGTCGTTTGGGGTCTTCGGGCGGTAGCGGTCGACGAAGTATGTCTGGCCTTTGCCGGTTTGCTGTGCGGTTGATGGTCACGTGGCCGTCCGAGTGGGTGATGGCGGTTTCCTTGATTTGGTTTCTACTGGGGGTACGCGCTGGACGCGTACCATGATGATGAGAGGCGCACGACCTCCGTTCTGAATAACTTCAGAAATTCTGAAGTTGCTTTTTTCGTCATCATCAAGAGTTTCACGGAGATGATGCGGGCTTCCTGACCCTAAGCGATCATTAGGGTCGGGAAGCCGGTTCATGTCACACCTCTACCGCTGGCTGCGGAGCGTTCTGATGCTGATAGTGGCCTACCATGCCGTACGGTCTCATCGAGGCGGCGTTCAGATATTCGAACGAGACTTGGCCGATTCGCATGCCGGGTTTCAGCATGATGGGGAAACTGTTTTCGTTTTTCAGTTCGACGGTGATGGTTCCGATGAATCCGGCGTCGATGAAGCCTGCGGTCACGTGCGTGCAGAGTCCGAGTCGGCCAAGGCTGCTTTTCCCGTCGAATCGTGCCATCATGTTGGCGGGGAGGCTGATTTTCTCCACGGTGGCGCCTAGGATGAATTGTCCGGGTTGGAGCATGTAGTGTTCGTCGATTTTGACGGGCTTGGTGTGGACGCCGTGCAGTGTGTGGTCGCCGCCGTCGGCGTAACCGTCTTCCGCATCCATGGTGAAGACAAGGATGGTGTCTTGCAAGGTCACGTCATACGAGTTGGGGTTCAACTGTTTTTCCGTGTACGGTAGGATGAGGTCTCGATATTCCACGAACCGTTCGATGGTGATGTCGTTAAGCATTTTTCTTTCCTTCCTGCATGAACGCCAATGCCATCACGAGATAGGCGATGGCGTCCAGATACGAGTCTTCCTTGGTGCGGTCGTGTTTGATGCGTTCGATTTTCAGTTCGGCCATCATGATTGCGACTTCCACTTCCGCGTTGTCGCAGTCGAACCATCGTTTGGAAATGTTCTGGAACATGGCGCGTGGATTGCCGTATTCTTCGGCTTTCTCCCCGGTGAGCATGTTGTTCACGTGGATGAGGTTGTCGGCGATGCGCGCGTAGATGATTGTGTTTTCCGGAGCCGGCGGGTCGAGGGGGGTGTCGCTGGGTGTTTCCGGCTCGTGATGGTCGGCGGGAATCGCCTTGTTGACGCTTTCCATCACGTCATCCCAATTGTTGTTCGGTTTTGATGATGTCATCGAGGGTTTTCCTTCCTTCTATCACGTCCATGACCTTGCGGTTCCATGGCGTGTCCGGTACGAGTATGCGCTGCCGTCCTTGATAGGGGCTGCCGCGTCGTATCAGTCTTCTGTTGGCCTGCTCCCAGTCGGCGTATGTCCATGGGAGGTCGAGCCATATTTGGTCTTTTATGAGATGCTGGAGGCCGTCCACGCCGGTGCCCATGGATTGTGGGTTGGCGACTATGAGCCGGTATTCTTCCCGTTCTTGGTCGGTCATGGTGAGGAATGTTTTCGCATCCGTGCATGGCTTCCAAGTGCGGTAGATTTCGTCTCTTACCGCTTTGAACCGTGTCCATGCGAGCAGTGGTGTTGGGTCTTCGCGTCTCTTGGCTTCATCGTATACTGTTTTGATTTTGGATGCGCCGAACCAGTAGGATTCGCCACGGTCTTCGGTCTTATAGGCGAAACCGTCGTCGAGTTGAGCGAGTTTGACGGCTGCGGCGCTCGCGTTTGCCGCGTACACGTCTTCGTCGAGCTGGTGGGTGTTTGTCCACTGTTCGAGCGCCATATCCTCCTGTTCGGGTTTCGGTGAGGGGAGCCATTCGGTTTGCGGCAGCGGGTTGCCGCCGCGTCGGATGTCCAGTACGAGTTTTTGCAGTTGTCGGCACGCTTCCTCGACCATGGGTTTGGAATACGTGTATTTGACCACTGTGCGCCCTTGCACGCTCATCGTGTATGGTTTACCGTATCGCATCCTGAAAGACCCTAGAGTGCGCCAAGAATCGCCTAATAGGGTTATCCTGTCTTTGGCGTGCGGGTACATGACCACGGTTTGTCCGTACAGGTCTTCCAAATCCTTGGGGGCGGGCGTGCCGGTCAGCATCAGCACGTCCTTGGCAAGGTCGCTGATGCCTTTCACGACTTTGGAACGTCCGCTCCTAGGATTCTTCACCATGTGGCTTTCATCCACGATGAGGCTGAAACCGTCCGGCACTTCGGCAAGCTTGGCGGCCATGTTGTATGACACCACGAGGAAGCGGTGGTTTTCCGGCCAACCATGCTTGCGATAGTCGTCGATGGTCAACGCCTTGCCGTGCGACCATTGGCTGATTTGCGGTAGCCACGCGGTCTTCACGACGCTTGCCGGACAAATGACGAGGATGTGTTCCGCATCTTCCAACAGGTCCATGCTGCGCTTGGTTTTGCCTGTTCCGGCCTCGTCGAAGATGAAGGCCCTCACTGTGGCTCCTTTCCGTGTTCGGCCTCCCATGCGGCTATGCGTTCGCGTCCTTCGGGCGTCTGCTTCCATCTGCGCCATGTCGTGTAGCTGACGCCATGTTCTTTCGTGAACTTCGCCTGCCATTTGCGGCATGCGGCTGCGCGTGCTTCACGATGCTGCTGCCAGTACGACCCCCAATATTCGAGCATTCTTTCGTGGTTTTCGTTCATCCACTTCTTTTTGAGCTTCCGCTTATGCTCCACTTTCTCGGGTGTCATGTTGGCGTAGCGGGTTTCGGTCTTCTTTTTCCTGGCGGGGGGCATTGGCTTGGGTTGGCGCATCTCTTCGATTTTAGCCCAGGCGCCGTCGTCAAGCCAGTCGAAGATGTTGTTATCCATGGTTCTTCTCCTTCACCACGCTGAGTCGCGTGGTCGATGATGTTTTCTGGAATGGGGTCAGGTCGGCCGGATGCTGTTGGAAGTACGCCTTGTAGTCGGTGGTGGTGCGCGTGGTTTCCGCCAGTCGTGCGATGTGTCCGTCGCATGCCACTCGTTTGCCGGGGTGTTCGTTCAGCCATGTGGCGAGCTTGTCCTTCAGCGCCTCGTACCGGTCTTTCGCTTCCAACAGTTCGGCCAACAGTTGTCGTCCGTCATTGTCCGCGTCCGTCGGATGTGCCGCATTCTCGTATTCCGCCGCATGTTTTTCCAGCGTGTCCGTGTCCATCACGTTGGGAACGGTTACGATGTTGAACGTTTTCTTGATTCGCTTGGTGATGGAGTCGGCGCTCAGCGTCTCCCATGACGGGGGGCGTTGCGCGTAGATGATTTCCGCATGACCGGTGTTCATCATGCAGGCTTCTATCTGCGCTTGTGCCGAGTATTGGCTGCGCTGTTCCGTGTTGAGGAACGAGTAGGATGGTTTGCTTCCGGTTTTCACTTCGACGGTGTGCAGGACTCCTCCATGGTCGCGGTATGCGGCGTCCAAGGAGACGTGCAGGCGTCCGTCGGTGTAGAAGCTGTTGTCATACCATGCGAGTTGTTCGTTCTCCAGATTGTCGACAGGCGTGTTCTTGGCGACGATGGTGAGCTCTAGGTGTTCCGCGTACAGTTTGACGAGCATTGGCTCCCAGATGCTGCCGAACCTTAATGCCGATTGTACGGCCGGAATGGCAGGGGGGGGTGATGGTAGTTGTCCGGTGGCGATGAAATGCGCGAGACTTGACGCGCCTATCGTTTCCTCGCGGGCTTTGAGCCATGTTTCACGGTTTTTGAAGACCTTGTATGTCAGGTTTCTTTCGTCCATTTCATTTTTCCTTCCGAATCGACGATGAGGATGTCGTGGTGCATGTTCGTCAGGTCAGCCCAGTTCCGGTAGAGCGTCAGGGTGTTCACGGCTTTCTTGCCGTATAGGAGCATGACGTTCGCGTTGTGCTGGGCGAGCATTTTGAGTTCGCGGCATTGGTCTGGGCTTGGCTTGCCTACCGTGCGTTTCAGTTCGATGAACCATACGTTGCCGAGTGTGTCGACGGCGGTCACGTCGGGGAATCCGTTGCGTGAGCGTCCTTCGGTTTTCTGCACGTACCATCCTTGCTGTTCCAAGATTTTGATGAGACGGTTTTGGATGGTTGATTCCAATGGTTCCGGCTTGTGGTTATGCAGTTTCGGCATCGGCGTTCTCCCTGATACGTGCGGCGCTGACCCATACCACGTATGTGCCGTCCGGTTTCCGGCGCGAGACCGCCGCGTAGTCGACGGTCGGTTCGGTCCATGAGGTGATGTGTTTGCGGATATGGTAGGCGATGGCGTTCGCGGTGGTGCGTTTCTTGTATGAACGGTATTCCGCCCATCGGCCTGGATTGCGTTTAAGCATCGCATTGAATTCGGTTTCTACCCGGCTGTTGGCGGGGGGGGTGTCTAGTAGTTCCTTCATTTGTTTTCCTTCGGTTTGAAATATGCGGGCATGATTGACTTCGGTATGATTTTGCCTTCACGTTCCAACCGTTTCGCGCGGGGGAACAGCCAGCCGCGCGACACGTTGAGCGCGCGCGCGGCTTGGTCGATGTTCAGGCAGGTGGTGAGCTCGTCAATCAGTTCGTCGTCACTGTAATTGATTGGCGCGTTCATGGGTTGTTAGAATTCCGGGTCTGGTTCTTCGATGTTTTCGTCGTCCACGGTCAGCTGCTGGTATACGCCGAACTTGTGTGGGGCGGGGGTATTGTTTTTTTCGACTCGCAGCAGTTGCACGCCGGTCAGGAAGTAGGTGAGTTTGCCTTCCTTCGTGTTGCCGATTTTGAACGCCACGTTGGCGAGAGTGCCGTCGCCCGGCTCTTCGGCCAGTTCCACATCGTTGGCGTTTTGGTCTACGATGCTTGGCTTCCATTTGGAAGTCAGGTTGACGAGCCATTTGCCATGCTGCGGCCGGGTGCCGTCCTTGAGGGTGATTGAATCACCGTCCTTGTAGCGGAGGTTGTCGCCGTTGGCGCGCACGCCCAGCTGTTTCGCCGCTGCGACGAGTTCCTTATGCACGTCGCCGTTCTTCGGGAATGAGAGTTGCAGTTGGTAGTTCGGTTCGATGCCTCGCTGTTTCGCCGTGTCGGACTGATACTTGTCTTTGATGTGGGTGAATCGGATTTCGCCTGTCGCTTCGATTTCGAGCATGTTGTTTGCCATTGTTGTTCCTTTTTTAGTTGAATTCTTCTGTGAGGGATGGGTGGGGGAGTGGGTCGGCTGTCTTGCCGTCGTCGTCCATCACGGTTGTGAGTCCGAGCAGGTGGGTTAGGGCGTAGCGTCGATAATAGGTTTCGAAGCTGCCGACTTGTTGGGCTGCGGTCGCCGGATACGTGTAGCTGCTGCTCACCGCTTCACCGTGCTTCACCATGTCCAGGAGGGTTTCGCACTCGTGCGTCGTCTCGTAGACGGCCACGGTGAGCGTGTTGTAGACGGTGGGCATGTCCGTTTGCGCGCCGACTATTTCGCTCGCGCTTACCGCCGTCCAGCCTAGGCCGTGTTCGGTCATGCTGTTCTTGACGAGCTGCCATACGTCGTCCAGTGTGGCGTACTTGTATCCGTATCCTTCGGTTGTGCGTTTGACGGCTTCGACCGACTGTTGCACTTCTGCGATTCTGCTTAGCACGTCGTGTCGTTTATCGTTCGTCATTGTCGTTTCTCCTTCTTTCGAGTTCGTTTTCGATGAGCGTCTCGTTTATGGCGGACCGGTACATGGTTTCGACGAGGTCGTCGAAGTCGCTTTGGGTGTGGGGCGTGTGTTCGTTGATCGCGTGTTCGGCTATGATGTCGAGGTTTTCGGCTGTCGGGTTCGACTTGTATTCGTTGATGCGGTCTTGCCATGCGTCGTGTCGTTCTTGCATCCATGATGCGAGTGCGTGCTGGTAATCCTGGGGCGTGCAGGGGTATGCCATGGCGTACACGATTATGGTTGCCGCCACGTCGATTCCGGCGTTGAGCGTCCTTTCGGGCATGTAGGAGAGGAATGCCTTCACCCTGTCGCGGAAATATTCCGAGTGTTCCATTGTTTTACCTCATTTCTTTGGTTTCGTTATTTATTATGTCAGGGGCATGTCCTGCGACACGCCGGAGGACTCACCGGGCGGTCGCGTCGTCGGCCGTCCGCCGTGGTCCGCGGTCGTGTTCGACCCGTTCCGCGCATTGTTCGCCGCCCCTGGTCGCGGTTCCGTCCGGCCATTGCCGTCGCCGCTCCTTCCGTG